CCCCGCTGGGTCGAGACGCTGATGGGCTTACCCATCGGCTGGACGATGCCGTCCTGCACGTCACCACAGACAATCGCACTGACGAGCTGCGACTCCTCGGCAATGGAGTTGTCCCTGCCACCGCAGAGCGAGCTTTCCGAGTTCTCGTTGGCGAGCTGATGGAGGAAGCACCATGACCACCCACGACATCGACCTCGTCACCCAATGGCTCGCCGCGCGGGACAACGAGAAGACCGGCGCCAAGGTGTATCACGGCGAACGGCCGTGCCTGCCGGCGAAGGTCATGCTGGCCTTGGCAGAACGCATCTGGAGGAAGCGCAAGTGATTAAGCCGCTCGCCATACTTGCCGCCTGCAGCCTCTTCGCCGGCTGCTCCGCGGCGTCTTGGCGGGCGACCGCACCGCATAACGCTCCGGCTGCTTGGGAGTACAACCGGAAGCTCGAGGGTTACTATGCGCTGCGGGACTCGTGGATGCGGCTGACGGCGCCGCGTGGGTTTGAGTGGTGTGATTTGACGCAATCTTACCGGGAGGTTTTGCAGTGAGCGCGCTGACAGACAACGACGTGATGCTGATTTCGCGGCACAAGGGCAAACAACTGCGAGACGTGCCTGACCAGACGCTTGGCTGGCTTTGGAGGCGCCGAAACGGTGCCGGGTTCTGCGCATTTGGTGAGCGTCGAGGATATCCTGGACAGCTTGCCGATTACATAGAGCGCCGGTTCAAGGCCAAGCGAGCCGCGATGCCAGAGCACAAGTGGCCTGAGTATTTGCGGGAGGGATTTGAATGACGGTCAACAGCATCAACCCCAAGACCAACCTCCCGCGCTATCCCGCGGCGCTGTGCTATTGGAACACCGGCGGCAAGCGGTGGTTCTTCCAAAGCCGGGAGCCGAAGCTGTCCGCACTGCTGCGCACGATCAAGGGCGCTCGGATTTACCTCCGGTCTTGGCAAGGCGGACATTTGACTGCCTGGGCCATGGATTGCACGGCAACCAAGGCCAGAAGCGTAGTGCGGAGTCTGACCCGTGCGCTTAACGAGATCTCAGCCCATACCAGAGGCGTTAAAATCGCGCAGGAGCCGCTTTTATTGAGCGGGCGTGAAGGTGGCGAGAATGACCCGAATTGGGTGCGGCCAGCAGTGCTGCGTGGCGATGCGGAGGAATGATTTATGGCGAGACCAAGGACGACATCGAAGCCACGACCAAAGCGCAAAAAAGCGGCCGAGCCTGAGCGCGAGATCGTCAACGTGAATGGCTACACGGGCATGCAGGTGCCTGAAGCGAAGGCCACGGCAATCGCCGCGGCGCACATTGCCGGCATGCCCTCAACGCAGATCTGCAAGGCGTTCAACTGCAACTGGCAGACGGTCATGGCCATCGTGAGAAATAGGCCGGAGCTGCTTGATAAGGCGCGCGAGATAACAGGGCGGAATTGGAAGACTTTGGCTGCGGTTGGCACCGCGGAACTCATTGACCGCATTCCAGATATGCGAAATCACGAGCTTACTATCATGTCGGCCGTATCAACAGAGAAATCAGAGCTGTTGAGCGGCGGCGCAACTCAGCGCGTCGAGCATGTGATGGCGCCTGCGGCTGATGCTTGGCAGGACTTTGTGTCAGGGTTGCGGAAGAGCGACCAGGTCATCGATGTGGCGTTTGAACCGGTCGGCCCAGAAGGGCGCGAGCCGCAAAAGGCCGCTGCGCTGCCGGATGCCGTTGTTGAGATTGAGACTGAGCCTCTTCAATAATATGCGAGATGATTCTACCACAGATTGCGCGTTGTTGAGACAACAGAGAAGGTCTCATCTGACTACGCCACCCCTACATGAGTCATGTATAATTGAACTGATAATGAGACGGGGTACCAGGGGCGGCGGGGATAGCTCGTTTTCATTTTTCTTTAATCCCCCTACCGATAGCGACTTACGAAATTTTTCATAAAAAGCCATGCTAATCATCGCCGAAGACTCGCCCGAATACCTTTTTGACGTCAAGGAGGTTACGGTCCCGAAGCAACCCATTGACCACAGCGTGCTGGGCAATGACGGCAGCTTTGAGGAGATCTGCCTGCTGAAGGCTGCCAGAGAACGCGGCTTTGTCACTTGGATGCCGATTGGCCATAGCCAGAAGGCAGACGTGATCATCTGGATGCCGCCGCACAAGCCGCTGACGGTGCAGGTCAAGAGGGGCCAGTGGAAGAACAGCTCGTGGTGCGCAGTTGTTGGCGCGGCCCGCGGCGGAAAGGAGCGGCGCAAGGCGGCGGACGGCGGCAAGGCCTTTGACAAGTATCGCCTCTATGAAGCCGGAGATTTCGACGTTTTAGCACTGTATGTGCCTCCAGCGGATGCCTTCCGGTTTTGGCTGCTAAATGACATCGCTGGCAGGCACCAGATTTCCGTTTCCGACCTCTCAACCCTCAACAACTGGCACGTCATCGAAGACGCGCTCAAGGCCTAACTTATGATCAAGCAAATCCTAACCGCCGCAAAGTCAACCCTCAGCCAACCCATTAGTCAACCCGCCGCGGAACCCGCCAAGCCCGCCCCAGAACCATCCCGGGCGCCCAAGCCGGAAGCCATCCTCAAGTCCACCCCAAAGACCGCCAAAGAACTAGCCGTCGAGACTGCTCGGCAGCTTGGATACGAGCTGGGAGACGGCTGTAAGCTAAAGATCCGCCGGCACCAGCCCGCCAAAAACACCCGCCTGCTTTTTTGCGATGTCAAGACGTGGCCAGCTCGCGCCACAGCGTGGAATCAGCCGGTGCGCTGCTGGGTAAAGGATGCGCGGTCGTGGCTTCCCGCCAACCCGCCGCACGATGAGCTAGAGGCCAGATTTGTCGGCGCGACCGTTGACGGAATCCTCGAGTTTGAGTCAGCCGATCAAAGCCGCAAGTCACGCTACTTGAAGAGCAAATGAGCGTAGCCGCCACCAACTACGTCTGGACGAAGTCGCCCGCGGAAGGAGCCGACCGGCTTGTCCTTTTGGCTTTGGCAGACTTCGCCGATGAGATGGGCAACTGCTTCGGTTCCTGGGGCAAGCTGTGCGAGAAGACGCGATTGGCCCGCGCCACGGTCGCCCGCTGCCTCAGCCGCCTGCAGAAAGCTGGCCAGCTCGTCATGGTCGAGAAAGGCCACCGCAAGATCGCCGGCAACGGCTCGGAGGCCAGCATTTGGATCATTCCGGGTGTGTCCGAGGAGATGGGTCTCACGATGAGACCGGTCTCAGAAAGAGACCCAAATAGTGTCAGAATGAGACCCAAGTGGTGTCAGGATGAGACCCCAACTATAAGTAACATAAAGAACGCTGACAGCGCGGTCGCTCCGGCTGCTTCGCAGCCTTCGCTCCCTTCATCTTCCGCTCCCCTTAATTCCGCCCCCAAAAAACGCAAACCCCGCAAAGCGGCGCCGCACCCTACCCTGCGCCCCGACCTGGACGACCAGTCTTGGTTTCGCCACCTTTCCGAGCTTCCCGAGTTCGCCCACGCCAAGATCGCCGAGGAATACGGCCGCTGTCGGACGTGGTGCCGCAACAAGGGTGTCGGCGCGGTCAGCCGCCGCCGGTTCATCAATTGGCTGTCCAAGGTCGAGGCGCCGCTCACCGAGCCGACCCCGCAGGTGGCCCGCCGGTCGGCCGCCGATGACTACTATGCGCGCATCGAGGCGCGCGTTGGAGGGATCAAGGCGTGACGCAGCCAGTCTTATTTGCGGTTGAGGATGGCGAGCATTCTGCGGTGGCAGAGGGCGGTTGCGCCGGAAACTTAGAGAAAGGCAACTCGCATACCATTGAATTTTTCTACGCTGCTACGCGCCGCGGCTGGCATATCTATGCTCCTGTTTTTAATGACGGTGTCGCCGCCGACTGCGTTGGCACCAAGCCTGGGCTGCCGTCGATCTTGTTTCAAAACAAGACTGGCACCATTGAGCGCGGCCGCCCCGGATACGGCATTTGCGCTTCGCGCGGAAGCACCATAAAGCGCCCATACGCCAAGCACGATTTTGACATCTTGGTCGCCTATCTACCCGACCGGAAGCAGTTCGCCTTTTTCACCTACGATCAAGTCAACGGCCGCAAGATGGTTCGCTACGATCCAAATACCCACTTTAAGCCAAATAACTGGGAACTCCTCGACCAAGTCGCAGCAATCAAGGCCCAAGAATCTTTGACCCCTAGTACAGCGAATGTCTTACCCCCTGCCTAATACTCAGTGAATACTTTTATGAAAACCGCCAAAGGCACCAAAAAGAAGGCGGCTGCCGTTAAGCCGAAAACCAGCAACCTCAACGTCAACGTCGAATACCTCGAGCAGATCGCCGACGAGTCGATAGCCACCATCATGGCTCTCCGCGCCCTCGTCCGCCAGCTCGCCACCGAACTTGAGGAGGTCCGCAAATGAAGTTCAAAAACGGCTGCATCACCGAGTTTGAGCGCGGCGTGCCGGGTCTGCCCAAGATCGGCCACACCGCCATCCAGAAAGCCTGCGACCGCTTCCTCGCCAAGCGCGGACTCATCACCGGCGCCAACTTCCGCCGCAGCGAGTGGCTCTTCGGCCGCATGGCTATCGGCCAGCAACGGAGGGCCGCGTAATGGGAGCCATGATCCCCGACTTGGTTGTCGGCTCGGTTGGCTTCGGCAGCAACTTCGCGGACAACACCGCCTCGCTGGAGGTGCAAGTCCGTGAGCTGATCCGCTCCAATAATCGCCTCATCCGCGTCTTGAAGCGCTGCGTCAAGCCATCCAACGAAATTGCCTCCGAGGCCCACGACGCCATCGAGGAGGCCGCTGGCATCCGATGAGCCTCCGCTACGAGCAATACTGGGCGCTTCGCCGCACCCGCCAGTTCCTGGCCGACCTGCTGCATCCCTCGACGCGGCCCCGGACGGTCAAGGAGCTGCGCGGGCGCGCGTCCGCCTGCCTGCGGCACTTCCCGTTCCTTGAAGAAAGCGGCAAGCCCATGTTCTCGCAGGACGAGTTCGCCTCACCGGAGGGCTACGAGTTGTGAGCGCCGGCAAAGGCGATACCCCGCGGCCGGTCAACGGCGACCGCTATCGGGCCAACTACGACGAGATCTTCTCGCTGGCTTACCCCGCGTGGATCTGCCGCCCCTGCGGCGAAGCCCACGGCCGCGGCATATCCGCCGGCCACGTCTCGACCTGGCACGAGGACACCTGCGGTATCTGCGGTCAGGTCGCCTCCGTCAGCGAACCCCGCGATTTCGGCCACCTAAAAAAATGGCCCATGCTCCCAAAAAACCCTTGATTGCCATGCCAACATTTGCCAACATATGCCAACAGATCACGCCACGACAGAAAGCCGTAAAACGTCATGGCTACTGAACACCAACCACCGCCACCACCCGAACACCACATCACACCATGGTTAGAAGAAACATTTCGCCTCGTCGATGCAGCTTGCGACCGCTGGGAGCGCCGTCGCGCGCGTCTCGCCCGGAGGGCCAAAGAAAATGAGCAGCGTCTTTGTCATAGCAACCCAAGTGATGCTCGTCGCTTTCATGCTGATCCTTCTGATGATCATCAGTAACGACGACAACGATGGAGGCCACGCCTAATATGATCACACCACACGACCCCAAGACCGAAGCCTACGTCCTCGGCGCGCTGATGAACCACGGCGATCTCCTCGGCGAGATTCCCGAGCTGACCGACGAATACTTTTTCCGTCCCGACCACAAGACTGTCTTCAGCGCCATCAGCGAGATTGTCGTTGATGGCGGCACACCGGACCTCATCCAAGTCACCCGTCTACTCGAAGCGCGCAAGGAGCTGGTCAAAGTCGGCGGTCCCGGCGCCGTCACCGAGATGATCGGCCAAGCGCTCACCCGCAACATCGACTACCAGCTCGGCATCCTGCGCGACTACGCGGCCCGCCGGAAGATCATCACCGCAGCCGACCGCATGAAAGCCGCCGCCATGGACGTGACTCAAGATGCGGACGAGGCGCTCGCCACCGCCGGAACTGCGGTTCTCGACATTGATCTTGCCGGTAAGTCCGACACCATCCAGCCCGCCAGCGCCATGATGCACGGCGCCCTCGCCGAGTTGCACCGCAGCGTGGCCGAGCGCGGCAAGCCCCGCGGCGTTGTCACCGGCTACAAGACCTTCGACCTCTGGACCGGCGGACTGCGCGAAGGCCAATTCGTTTTGGTCGCCGCGCGTCCCGCCATGGGCAAGAGCGCCCTGCTCGTCAACATCGCCGACCGCCTTGTTGCCCGCGGCATTCCGGTGCTGCTGTTCAGCCTTGAGATGCTCAAGCTGGAATTGATCCAGCGCATCATCTGCGCCCGGGCATCCTTCGACAGCACCCGCTTGAAGCTCGGCGACATTGAGCACGACGAGATGCGCCGCCTTGAGCATGAGCACATGCGCCTCGCCGGCCAGCCGCTTTTCATCGATGACCAGGGCGGTCTTTCCATCATGGATGTCCGCGCGCGTGCGCGCCGCGCCGTCAAAAAGCACGGCGTGAAAGTCGTCCTCGTTGACTACCTGCAGCTCCTCTCCGCAAAGAACGCGCAGTCACGCGAGAATGAGGTCGGCTTCGTCTCCCGCGGCCTCAAGAGCATGGCCATGGAGCTGAAAGTTCCGGTGCTCGCTGCCGCCCAGTTGAACCGAAAGGCCGAAGAGCGCGGCGACAACCGCCCCAAGATGGCCGACCTCCGCGACTCCGGGCAGATCGAGGCGGACGCCGACATCGTCACGCTGCTCTACCGCAAATCCTATTACGAGACCGAAAGCAATCCGCAGGATTCGCACGAAGCCGAGTGGACCGTAGCCAAGCACCGCGCCGGCCGCACCGGAGTCATCCCGCTCATGTGGCATCCGCCGTATACCCGCTTCGACACCGTCGGCGACCGCTTCGCGGACGAGCCAGACGTGCCGTGGGGCGAAGAGAAGGCGGCCGATCTGTTTCCGGTGCCGCACAAGCTCATGGAGGTCATCAACGAATGATCAACTCCCGCCAGAAAGGCGCATGCTTCGAGCGCGAAGTCGCCAAGGCATTGACCGCCGAAGGATTTCCGGCCAAGCGGGGCGCGCAAGTGAGCCAAGGATCGTGGGGAATTTCGGCTCCTGATGTTGTCGTGCCCTGCTT